GATGTCCACACCCGGTGGGCCTATCGTCACCATGTCGCTGGGAGATCTTCTGGCGCGCAAGGATGCCGAGATCGAGCGGCTGCGCGCGGAGATCGACGGGCTGGAAGCGGAGCTAGCCTTGATGAAATCAGGCTTCGAGATCGCTTATCGAGCAATGGGTGACAAGCCATGAGCGACGACAAGCGCATCGAAGAGATTCTCGCGCGGCATCTCCACGAAGAGGGATCCTGCTCTGCGTCAATGCTCTGCCCGCAGACCCATGAAGATCGCGCCGATCTGCTAATTTTCATTTCCCGTCATCGTGAGGAGATTCAGCGGTTGCGCGAAGAGCTTCAATGGTACGCCGACCCGCGCAACCATGTCCCCATCGAGATCCGTAGGCCCGGTGATCCTGACCCCGCCGTGGTTTTCGTGAAGCAGCCGCCGATCATGCTCGACGGAGGTGAACGTGCGCGCAATGCGCTGGAGGGCAAGCCATGAGCGACGACGACTTTGCCACGCAGCTTGGCATCGATCTCATCAAGAAGATATACAGGCACACGAAGGGATGGTCGGGCTCCGACTCCTTCGCATTCCGCCTCAACTTTTACGTGAGGATGCTGGCCACCGACCTCGTCACCCACGCCCCCAGCGAGAAGTGGGACGAGTTCATCGAGGCCATAGCAATCGACCTCAACCAGACCATCTCTCAATTCAAGGACAAGGAGAAGCTCCATTGACCAAGGAACTCTTCCATCTCGACGTCGAGGAACTCACCCCGGAGGACTACGATGCCATCGCAAAGAAGATCGAAGCCAACCTCGCGCAGCACCGCAAGGTCCGCGCGCCCAAGGTGGAGGAACCCAGTGGGGAAAGCTGAACGCATAGCAATCGCCCTCGCCCGCGTCCAGTTCCCCCACAAGGACTGGAACCTCCTGTCCCCCGAGGAGAAAGACTTCTACCTGCGGGATGCCGAGGAGTTCATCGAAGCTTGCAACCTCGCCGGGATCACCCTCACATGATGCAGCAATCCCAACATGCCCGCCAAGAAAAGGCGATGCTCGCCGCAGGCAAGGCCAACTACATAGGGGCATCCCCCAACGTCGATCCCCTCGTGCGCCAACTCGGCGAACTCCTGCGCCCCGACGCCGCCTTCCTCATTGACACCTGCCGCCGCGCCGGTATACATCGCCAGACCCTGCGCAAATGGTTGCGGGGGCAGAACACTCCCAACCTCCTCGATTTCCAAGCCCTCTTGGAAGTCAACGGGTACACCCTTACCATCCAAAGGAAGTCCGATGAAGATCACCAATAACAAGAACCTTCCCCTTCCCATCTACCATGCCATCGCCAACGACGACTACGACGATGGCGGCGCCGACATCACTGCCTCTTCCCTCTGGAAGCCCACGCAGATGGTGGCCCTCACCCGCCAGCACCGTGACGAAATGGAAGTCGATGCCAGCGAGATGCTGGGCACCCTCCTCGGCAAGGCTCTCCACGAGTACGTCTCGAAGCGCGACCCCGAAGCCGTCGTCGAGAAGCGGCTCTTCACCCACGTCGAAGGCAAGAACCTCTCGGGCCAGTTCGACCGCTTCGTCGTGGCCTCCAACACCATCCAAGACTACAAGGTCACCAGCGTCGCCCGCTTCAACCACCAGAAGGGCGAGGCCGAGTGGGAGCAGCAGCTCAACACCTATGCCTTCCTCCTCCGGGAGCACGGCCAAGACATCAAGGCCCTCCAAGTTGTGGCAGTGCTGCGCGACTGGGCCAAGTTCAACACCCGCAACATCGACTACCCCGACATCATGGTGCAGGTGGTGGACGTCCCCCTCTGGTCCCCCAGTGAGGCCGAGGAGCGCATCTCCCAGCGCGTCAAGGAGCATGACAACCCCCAGCCCTGCACCGACGAGGAGCGCTGGTTCAAGCCCCCCAAGTACGCCGTCATGAAGAACGGGCGCAAGAACGCCGTGAAGCTCTTCGACTCCGAGGAGGCAGCCACCTCCTTCATCGCCAGCGCCACCGACGCCCGCTACCTCTACGTGGAGAAGCGGCCCGGCCATTACCTCCGCTGCGCCGAGTACTGCAGTGCCGCCCCCTTCTGTCCCCAGTGGGCAAAGGACCGGCATGATCAGGAATAAGCTGGCCCGCGCCGCCATCCTCACGCAGCCGACCGAGTTCACCATCGACAGCCTTCTCAAGGATTTCCCCCAACTCACCCGAAAGGAGGTGGTCTCCACCATCGCAACCCTCATCCGCCTGCGCCAGCTCGACACCGTCGCGTTGGTGCGGAGCCCGAGGTCCCATACCCGCATAGCAATCTACAAGACACGCCTTCGTCCCACCTACCCCAAGGATCCCGAGCAGCATCTCGCAATGCGAATGGGATCCCTCCGATACGAGGACTTCATCCCATGCCGAAGAAGCACACCACTATCGGGGGCTCCATCTTTCGGGGCTCCAAGCAACTCATGATCATCGTCGAGGTGGAGTGCAGCACCACCCTCCGCGACGAGATCGCCGACCTCATTGTCCAGCACCTCAACAGGAAGAAGAAATGAACCCCGTAGATATCGCCACCCAAGTCGAGGCCCTCAACCATTTCATGGTTGACGCCGTCGTCACCTCCCGCCTAGAAGTGAAGACCTCCGACGAAGAAACCGCGTTGGAGTTCGCCACTCTCTTCACCAACCTTGTCACCGCTGCCGAGGAGTTCCTCGGCGTCACCTACGAAAAGGACCTGCCATGATCCCCGTTGATAGCAACATCCCGATGCCCTCCTCCAAGGTGGGGCGCCCCATCCTCTACCCCTTCAAGCACCTCGAAGTGGGCGAGTCCTTCTTCATCCCCAAGTCCCGGCGCAAACTCGGAAGCCTCATCCTGCGCAACTCGCGCAAGCTGCGGCGCACCTTCGAGTCCCGCCAGTGGGAACAGGATGGCGTGCAGGGCATCCGCGTGTGGCGCACCGCATGAACTGGGACGCCCGCTTCTTGGCGCTGGCCCACCATGTCTCCCAGTGGAGCAAGGATCCCAGCACCAAGGTGGGGGCCGTCCTCGTGGGCACCGACAAGCGGCAAGTGGCCCTCGGCTACAATGGGTTCCCACCCAACGTGACCGACAGCCTCTTCCGCTTGCACACCCGCGAGGCCAAGCTGAGGTACATGATCCATGCCGAGCGCAACGTCCTTGACAACGCTGCCTTCCCCACGGCAGGATCCACCCTCTACGTCACCCACCCACCATGCTGCGGCTGTGCCCTCAGCATAATCTCGAAGGGAATCCACCGTGTGGTATCATCTCCAATGTCTTCCGAGTTTGCTTCTCGATGGGGCGCGGAAGTCCATCAGAGTCGCAGCGTCCTCTGCGAAGCGGGCGTGGCGTGCAATTTCTGACCCCGACGTCCTGCTGCCCGCCCTTCTCCTCTGCAACATCGTGCTGCTGGCGGCGGCCACCATCGACCTTCTCATCAGGATCCGTTGATGCCCACTCTCAAGACCACCATCAACAAGTTCCCAGCGGGCACCCCCGTCAAGACTGTTGACCACCCTCGTCCCGACATGCTAGTCCCCACCTACGACATCATCCTGCCCGACGGCACGATGTCGTGGGCTTATGATTATGAAATCGAATGGAGTGATGAATGCCTTCCTTCTCCCAGCATCCCAACCAGCGCCGCGTAAAGCTGCTCCTCGTGGGCGACCCGGGCGCCGGTAAGACCGGCCTCCTCGCCACCCTCGCCAACTCCGACTACAAGGTGCGCATCGTCGATCTCGACAACAACCTCGCGATCCTCAACGCATACCTTCAGAAGGGCAAGGCGGACAACATCTCCTACTACTCCATCCCCACCAAGGACCCGGAGTCGTGGAAGAAGTCCATCGCCATCACCACGCAGTGGAAGCTCCCCGAGGAAGACTTCGGCGACCTCACCACGTGGGATAGCAACACTGTCCTCGTCATCGATAGCGCCACCTTCTGGAACGACACGTGCATGGCCACGGTCCTCAAGGAGAACAACGTGGCGGACGACAAGGCCGGGTTCGACCAGTCCCTGTGGGGCGTGATGTCGAAGCGCTTCGAGAATCAGGTTGCACGCCTGACCTCGGACCGCTACAAGTTCCACATCATCATGATCTCCCACATCCGTCTCATCGAGAACAAGAAGACCGGGGGAGTGATGCGCGCCTATCCCTCCTTCCTCGGTCAGCAACTTCCCAACATCGTCGCCCGTTACATGAACAATGTCTGGTGGGCCACGCGCAAGGACGGCAAACCCGTCTTGACCACCCAGACCACTCGTGATATGGGCTACCTCAAATGCAGCGCACCTCACAAGGTCGCAGCAGAAGCGCCGTTCGATCTGGGCGCAATCTTCAAGCAGATCGAAAACTGAAAGGAACTCACATGTCCATGAGCAAGAAGATGTACACCCGCAACGACGTCGAGATGCAGCGTTATCACCCGCCCGGCCGCTACGTCGGTTACATCACGGCGTGGCGCAAGGATGTCGCCAACACCGGAACCGAGTTCATCGTGTTCTCCCTCAAGGCCCGCGAGGGTCTCTCGGGTCAGGACCTCAAGGGGGTGGAGCTGAACCGCGAACTCACCTCCCGCCGCTTCTACCTCAGCGAGGCCGCCATCAAGCAGTACTGGACGGCCATCCAGAATGCGGACCCGGAGTGGCTCAACAAGCTCCCGGAGGAGTTCGGCGAGGAGGATGCCGCCGAGCTTCTGGTGGGCGCCGAGGTCGAGTTCGACTACACCCCGGAGAAGAACAAGACCACCGGCAAGGAGTACCTCAACGTCCAGCGCTGGAAGAAGGCCTGATGTTGGGCGTCACCTGCCCAGTGGTGAGCGACGGGGGCGGCATCCCCCACCTTACGGAGAACCCCATGCCCCTCTACCAGACCCAAGAAGATCTCCTCAACGAGAAGAGCGTGTGCAAGCACCTCTCCACCCTCTGGGATCTCAAGATCTACAAGC